CCTTTAATTTTATCAAAGACGCCTTTAAGACTGCCCAAAATTGGTAGCACAAAACTTTTGACGCCATCAATAAACACGCTAAAAGTATTGGTTAAACCCTCATCGCCACCGACTGCACCAATAAATTCGGAAATGGCTGGCACAATTTTATCAACAATGAATCCGACTAACGGAGTTACTGCATCAAGAATAAACGCACCAATAGTTTCTTTACCTTCGGCAAACGCAATGTTTAAGCGATCCAACTTGCCTTGAAATGTATTAGCTGATTCGGCAGCTGCACCAGAAAATTCTTTGCCCAATTCACCAAAAACATCAATTCCTTGGGAAGCGATCGTATTGGCTTTCTCCTGTGTTTCTGCGACTTTTGATGAAGCCTTAATATATTCCTTAGATTTTGGTCCGTACTCTTCCAATGCAAAATTTGCGTCTAATTGCGCCTTTTCTAATTGTTTTTGAACTTTGTTGTATTCTTGTAAATTTGTTGCATTGTCTCCTAGAGTAATTCCCAATTTTTTCAATGCGCCTGTTTGTCCGTCGTTGGCTTTTGCCAATGCGTTTGCAACCGTTGCTAAATCAAGATTCTTTGCCTTTGCAATGTCGGCTGCAAGATTTGTGAGTTTTTGAGCTTCGCCGATGTCTTTTGTAGATCGTGTAAGTCTTTCCAATGCTGGTCGATATTCATCGTCTGCAATGCCAGTGGCTAAAGATTGCTTCAAAATCCAATCTTCGGCTGATTTGATTGCGCCACTAGTTGCGCCAACTGTATTCTTCAAAGCGTTGGCTAGTCTTACTTGGGCTGCCTCGTCCTCGATTGCAGCCTTGACTCCATCGATGGCTAACTTGCCAGCATAGGCAGCAGCTGCGACTCCAGCAGCAGCAAAGGCTGCACCAGCCATTTTGCCAAAACCATCAATCTTCTTACCGAAACCTTGAACATCATCGGTACCTTGATTCAAACTCTTCTTAAGATTATCAACGTCAGCAAGGATCGAAAGTTTAAGGGTTCTACTACCAGCAGCCATTAGTCATACTCCTTTAATATTCGATCGAAAGCTGTTTCCCATTGTCTAATCAACTCTGGTTGGATTGCTCGTAACGTTGGATAGATAAAGTATCCCGCGTTGCCTCGCTTGCCATATCTTTCAGAACGTGCAGGGAATTGCTTGTATTTTTTAGCACCAAACTCAGCACCAGCCAATAAACCATTACCGCCCTGAGTACCGAAGTTAAATTGTGTAGTTGCTCCACCGCTAAATCTTTGAGAAGCAAAGCCAAAAGATAACTCACCAATTTTTGACGATTTAGAAATTTTTACACCATCAGCAATTCTTTTAGCAACAAGTGCATTAGGAGCAGAACCTGCAGCTTGACGAATCTTATCTCCAGCAAATTGAGCAAGGGCAGAGGACTCTCGCTTGGCAGCATCGACTGCTTCATCAGACATTGCCTTAAATGCTTTAGTGATTGATCTTAATTCTTTTTTATCATATACGATAAAGGAGCGTTGATCGATTAATTCATCTGTCATCGTCTCTCCTTCAGTATCTCGATAGCCGTAAGAATGTCCTCAGCGGTTTTCCACTCGCTCATAGGAATATGAGTAGCGATCGACAATTCTACTAGGAGTCGGCTGATACTTCCTCGGCTATGAATTTTGGGCTATCATCTCCGACTTGAACATCGATAATAGTTTCCATCCATGCCTCGATCGGCTTGACTGGTTTTCCTGCTGCTTCTCGTTTCATCGCGCTGTGAGCGATAAACAATAAGTCATACATTCCAGAGAATTGAGAAATCGACTTCTTAGTTGCCATTTCCCACTTTGCAAAATCAGGCGGATAGGCAACATAGGTTGCCTGATCCCCCGACGTGTATGTAATTGTGATTGCTTTTTGCATCTTTGCTCCCGTTGTTAGATTTTAACTGAATGTATCTGCTGGTGTTCCCACGACTGTAAGTGTCCAAGTATCAGTCTGAGCGCCTGGTGCGGTTCCACCGACAGATGGAAATACAGGTAATACTTGGCAAGTAAATACTGCGCCTGTCACTGCTGTTAGTGATACTGCGAGAGTTGTGTTTGGGTTTGCTTCAGCTGCGCCCCACATTGCTTCAAATAGTGATGATGTTGCACCCCAGTCAGCCAATAGTTCTAGATTAAGAGTCCATTGATCGTCTGTGTGCTTGTAAGCCTTGCCATCGAGTGTCTGATAGACGTCGATTGTTGGGCTGTTCACGAGTGTCACGCTAGTTGTCTGAGCATCGTAGTTTACTGTAGCGATGGTCAGGATAATGTCGCGACCCGTAATGACTGTTGTTGGCATTTCGGTATTCTCCTTATGGTGTCTGCGTGTACCAGGTGGCCACACGTATGTCCGCGACTAGCAAAGTACTAGCGCCTACTGTTGTTACTGTTGGTCGATCAACTGCCTGGACTTCGTATCCGTTAGGTATAACCGCCACAACACTTGTTATTAATTGTTCTATGTTATCAAGTGATGCAGGATTGCTATTGTAAGCAACGCAGCAACTGATAGTCATATTGATCTTGCATCGAAAGGTGCTCTTGCCTATGGTGTCAAACTCCAAGTATGGAGAGTCCGGGACGACAACAACAGCAGGTGCAGGAATTGACTCAGGCACGTAACTAAATACGTTTGCTGAAACTCCTGAAAGTGCTGTGGCAAGAGGAGTACGAACCGCTGAAAGAATAGTGCTTGGCATTATTGTGCCATCGTCTCTACATCAATATACGGACCCAAAAGTCCGACAACGCGGTTAAACAAGCTGCGCCCCATGCGGTAAGGGCTAGGAGCAAAATCCACGCCTTCAATTTGTCCTCCTGGGGCTGTGCGAGATTGAAAGACCTCGACTGAGACTACGATGATTGCGGATTCGACCGCTGCAACTCCAACATAAGTTGAAGCGCCTGTAAGTGTTGCGGATCCGCTAGGGATGACATTTTTTTCGAGGACATCGGCGTTAGTGATGTTTGCTGTAAATGTGTATGCATCGACATCATCATTGATTGTTCGAGTGCCGTTAAATGGTGATCCGCATCCAGCGATGACAACTGATTGTCCTTCGGTGAACTCATGGATGCCTACTGTCTCAAAGGTTGCGACATTGCTAGTCAGCGAAACCTTGGCGATTGGTGATGCAAAAGTTGTAAGTAAAGGCAAGATAACTGCCTCAGATGTATCGATGATGTCATTTAGATATGCGTCTGAATAAAGAGCAGACGAAACACCAAGCACGGATCTCAACTCTGACGCTGTGATAATACTTGGCATTTCATCCTCTCTAAACTGCTGGGGGAGCGATCGGGAGCAACCGCCCCCCCATGATTAATTGATTACGCTACGTTTAACTTACGGAACGCTGCTGGGTAACGATTTACTACGCAAACATATCCGTAGAGACCGATTTCAATGCGACCATTTGCCACGATGTTTGCGCGCAATTCAATGCGGTTGCTTTCGTGGAATCGCATTGCGTTTGATGGGTAAACGAGTGCATGCTTTGCGTTTGCATCGTCACCTGTGTAGTTAGCATCTACAACAAGTCCAAGTCCTGCGACTGTTCCTGCCGTTGAGCCCTGTGTAACCAAGCCATTAGCGTTCATTGGAGCTGCTGCTGCGTATAGTGGACGACCTGTTGTGTCTACTGCTGCTGCTAGTCCTGCGAAGTCGATACCATCTTCTCCACCTGTGTTAGCCACAAGTAGGCGGTTTGGTGTTGAGCGCTGTACACCGAACGAGTCAGCAATACCCTTAGCGATTGCGCCGTAGATTGTTGCTGCTGATGACTGTGTTGCATTCTGTGCTGCGATCTGTGCTGCGTATGCATCTGTCTTTTGTGCATATGATTCAGCCAACTCACGTAGATATAGATCCAGGAATCCTGGGTCTGAACGATCAAGTAATTCAACATTGATTACGCCAGCGCCTGCAAACTTAACAACTGTATCCTCTTGGAATGTAACTGTTGTGTCTGTTGATGAGAACTCTGCGCCCTCTGCTGTTAGTGCAACTGTTGCCTTTGTTCCCAACTTTGGAGTGAAAACCTTCATTCCAGAAACAGGCAAGGCAGCCGTTTCGATACTATCGATAAATGGACGTGAGTTGTCGATGATGCCGATAACGTCCTTTAGGTAGTTAGGTGGAACCATACCTGTGTTCTCAGCAACTGTTGCAACTTGTAGTGCAGCAACTAGATCGCGAGCATCTGCGTCACCGCGTGATGCATTGATCTGTGCCATTGCGAACTGACCTGCTGTTACATCTAGGTTTACGCGTGGATTTGTGTAAAATACTGGACGTGTTGTCGCAGCAGTTACTTCTGACTTAGCAGCTTCAACCGCTTCGGTTGATACTGCCTCTGAAACGATTTCTGACACTAGGTCATCTCCTTCGATTTTTGGTTCCTCAATTTGAGGCTCCGAGGTTGATTCGGTTGCAGCTTTACCAGGTGTTTCGGTTGCTGCTACCTTTTCCACTTCTGCACCTGGGATTGCTCCTTCAGTAACGAGTGAAACTTCGATTAGTTGTGATGCGCTGATAGCCATAACGCCATCCTTGTTATCCCAAGCATTTACCTTGACACCAACGCTAAAGTCTGAGCGCAAACCTGTTGCAGCTTCTTCTAATGCGTCATTGCCAGCAGTTGTCTTAGCGATCTTGAATGAAGCAGTAATACCAGTTTCATCCTGTGACCATTCCATTAACTTGCCGATTGGCTTTGTCATTTCATGCTCTAGGACTAACTTTGTATTCTTGTTAAAAGTAATTGAGTTAGGCAAGAAAACAGTTGAACCAGCAGAAGTATTGCCGACTGAATCCCATTGAACGATGCGACCGGCAATGATGCGTGATTCTGCATCGCTTGCTGTAATTGTTACTGGCATTGTTATCTTCATGATAGCAAGTCCTCCTGTTGTCTGATTTCATCAACGCTCATCGCGCCAATTCTGTTAAGGATGTCGTAAACCTGCGCGCGCTCCAAAGGATTACCGCGTAGGAAATCGTCTAACGCGTAGCGCACATCGTTTCCTTGACCCACGAAATCCGCCATGGATAAGCGCTGTTCGATTGCAGTCAAGATAGGACGCAAAGAGAAATCAACAAGTGATCTGCGCTCTGAGATTGCGTTTGAATAAGTCATTGAAGTTGTTTCCGCGCTTGCAAAGTATGCAGGTAATCCTGCTGCGCGACATAACTCTAAAGCAACGTACTGACGCGCCTCATTGAGTTGCAATTTATTTGGATCAATTCCCATTGCCTGCAATTCAACATCGGCATTAAGAAATGCTGTGCTCCGAGTTGTGCGGGCAACGCGCCAGGCTTCAAGCAGTTTGCCAATACGCTCGCTAGTAAGATTTGTGCCGTTTGACTTTAGAACCATCATTGGTACTGGCTCTTTAGCAAACGCTTCTGATGCGTTCTCTAGTGCAACCGCAGCTCTAATTGTGCGACCTGCGCGAGACAAGAATCCTTCATCCAAACCATTAAACACAACAAGTGAACGAATACCCATTGGAGGAACCGCAGTACCATCTACTGAGTAACCGATGATCTCTGTGTTGCTTGAGTTTGTTGTATATGTAACTCGATCAGGTGAAACGCGTGTCCATTCTTGGATGCGTCCATCTGCATACATTGATAGTACTTGTCCATACGCCACGCCATGAAATAACAAATCTTCAGCAACGAACGCATAGATAGATGATCCAGGGACGCGTGAATCAGGTTGGTTAATTACGCGATTGGGTTCAACTCGTAACCCGGAAGATTTGATGCGTTGCTCTAATGGCAACGATGCAACAGTCGAGCAAATGATATTGCGCGCTCTTGCGATTGTAGGAACTGCCATCGCTTGCTGACGATTAGCAGTTGCTAAAGGATAAAATAAACTTTGCACCGAATTATTAAAAGGTGCTGGAGTCGCAGCTGCATCAACAGTAAAAGGTTGAGGAGCCTTTGCGAAGAAATCTCTAAGTGCCATTAGCACAAAATTATAGCATAATCAACCCAACACGATATCCACTTCTGAGTCTGGACGTGTCGCAAAGTGAGACACCATTGCCATTCCAACTGTCGCGCAAATTGT